GCATTGCGCGCAATCTGCGCCAGCAGGTCGGCATCACCCTGTCTTACCGCGCCCGCAGTCCCGCCCGCCCGCTCCAGCAGATCGTCAATCCCGGTCTGCGCCATCCGCGCCACCGCCTGCTCGGTCGGATTGGTGAAATCGCGGGCGATCTCCCCCAGGTCGCGCCGCAGCGCATCCAATCGATTGAAATCCACCGCCGGCCTGGCGGCGGGAGCTGCCGGCTGTGCCTGGGTCAATCTCGACATGGCGCCGGGAGCGGGGATAGCAGCGGGCGCCAGCGCCTTGGCTTCGTCATCAAGTAAGCCGAGCGTTTTTTCGATTAGCCGTGGCGATCGGGCATTGGGTCCACTGACCAGCCCGCGGGGGATGTTGTTGAGCCCTTGCGAAACATAGCTCGGGTCAAGCTCGACCCCGGCCGAGCGCGCGGCCTGATAGCCCTGGTCGACCGCCTCGCCGGTCTGTGCTGGGGTCGGGGTGCCGCGATAGCCTCGGGCCGTGCGCAGTGTATTGGCCAGGCCGGAGGCCGCTCCTGCCCCCACCACGCCGCCCGCCATGCGGGCATAGGGTTCAGCCCCATAGCCCTTGGTCAACTGGCCGGCAGTTTCGCTGGCCAGGGCGGGCGCCAATACGCCGCGCACCACACCGCCACCGCCCAGTGCCACGTTGGGCGCAAACTGTCCGATGGTGCGGAGATATTCCTCGCCGGTGTTCTGCGGGGTGTAGGGCTGGCCCCGAAACAATCCCTTGGGATCCTGAATGGTCTTCAGGGCGCTCTCGTAGGTCGGGAGTTCGATTGCCCCCTTCTGCTTCTCCAGGTCGCGGGTATCCTCCGGTAAACCAAGCGCGCCGGATGCCTTGTTGGCCAGCCACTGGATGCCCTGCGCGCCGAGCGTGCCGACCGTTCCCGGCAATGACGCCAGGCCGGCCACACCTTCCTGCAGGCCGACGTCGAGCGCCTTGTAGGCGCCGCCAGGGGTCATTGGGGCGGCTTCCGGCTTTGCCCCCAGCGACGAGGCGATTTCCTCGACGGTGGCGTTCTGCTCGTCGGCCGACAGTTTCAGGAAGTCATCACCCACCGTGACCGATTTGTCGCCAATGGTGAGCGTAGGCATTTACTGCACCGTCCACTTGATGCCGGATTTTGTCGTGCCGCCTGATCCGCCCCCTGGAGTGGCCGATTGCATTGCGAACGGCGGCGGCTGGTTTTTGTCGGTGCGATTGATGATCCAATCGTAGGTCGCGCGCACGCGCCTGATGTTGGCCAACAGTTGCTCCTGGCCCTGCGATTGCTCCAGTGCGGCAATGCTGTTCATCAGCATGCGGTGCTCGGGCTCGGTCACGGCCCCGAGGCCGGACGCCCCGGTGGTGGAAGCCTGCCGCATCGCATTCAGCTTATCGAGCGAGATATTCCCGGCGATGGTGTTCAAGGTTGCTGCCAGGTCAGCCGATGGTTGATAGACGCCCTGTAGCTTGCTGCCCATCACGCCGGTGGTCGGGAGCAAGCCGCCCTTGTTCAGCACCTGCTTTTCCGCGGTATCGAGCGCGGTCAGCACGTTGGAGGCCGATTGCTTGGCAGCGGCCTCCTGCTGCGGATCCTTCAACTGCGTCTTGCTGTAGTCTTCCAGTTGCTTTTCGCGGATTTTCTTCTGCACTGAGGGCAATTCCTGCTCCATTCCCGGCAGTGGCGGCGGCACCATGCCGGACGGGCCAGATGAACCAACCGGGGCAGGAACCGCTGTGGAAGGCGGGACCAGAGTGCCAGTCGGTCCGGTGCCAAATGCATCATTGCCAGTGAACGGCACGGCAGCGGGTGCTGCTGCCGGTGCTTGGGTTGCCCCCGGCCCACCGGGTGGTCGGCCCAATGGGAATGTGTAATTCCCAGACCGATCGCGCAGATAGGGATAGTCCTGCTCGCGGTAGGTGATCTTGCCTTCGGTCAGTTGATCCTGCTTGGGGTAGAGATAGTCGGCCCATTTCTCCTGCGGCACGTTGGCAGCACGTAATTGGCGGATTGCTTCCGGCTCGCGATTGGCGGTCTGCTGCGCCAGTTTCAGCCGCGCCTGCTCCATTGCTAATTGTTGCTGCTGCTGCTTGGTGCGCTGATCGAGCACCGCGCCGGTCTGATAGCCTTGAAGGGCATTTGTCCAAGCATTGGTCCCGGCCCATGGATTGTACGGTTGTAATAATCCCATCCCCAGGCCGACCAGCGAGTTCGATATGCCACCGATACCGCCGCCTTGCTGCAGACCGCTGTCCGGCTGCTGCTGGCCGCCGCTGAATAAGTCCATCAAGCTATTTGCCATGGTTCACCTACATCATTCCCAGCAAGCCGCCGCCGAGCGCACCAATGCCGGCCCCGGCCGGCCCGCCGAACGAGCCGCCGATGCCGGCCCCCGCCAGGCCGCCGCCGAGGATCTTCTGCAAGGTCGAGGGTTGCGTAGCCCCTGGCGTCGAGGTGATCTGGGTGCCGCCGAGGCCGCCAGCGCCCTGCGCCAGGGCGGAATAGCGCTGCAACTGCTCCCACGGATAAGCTTGCTGCGCGTTCCAGAGCTTCAGCGCCGAGTCGATGTTGGCCTGATCCATGCCGCGCATGTAATTGCCGACATCCTGCAGATGACCGGAACTGGCATAGCGTGCCTCGTCCAGAGCGGGAGTGAGTTGCGCCGCTTGCCCGGCACGTTGCAAACCCTGGCCGTAGATGTCGCCCATGGCGCCGGTGGCTTGCATCTGCAATTGCTGTCTCTGCTGATAGTCCTGCGCCAATGTGGGGGCGATCGCCTGCGCAATCGCGGCACTATGCTGCCCCGAGCCGTAGCGACCGCTGCCTGACATGGCCGAGTTGGCCTTGTCCATCTGTGCGTTGATGACGCCCTGCAGGTAAGGATTTTCATTGCCCTTGGCGTTGGAATAGATGTCGCCGAATTGCCCGGCGGCGGTGCGCAGGCCCTCGTTCAGTCCCTGGTTTTGCACCAGATCATTGGTAAAACCGCGCGCATTGGCCAGGTTGGTACTGCCGTTCGGCTCGCCCAGCGCCATGAAGTAGGCGTCATTGAGCCCGGCCGTTAAGCTCTGGTTCAAGGGCGCCGTGGTTGTTCCGGTATAGGGCTGATAACCGATATTGCCGCCGTAGAGGTTGGCCGCCCCGCTCATGATGTTTTGCAGGTGTGGCTGCGACGGTCCCCACGGGTCCTTGCTCTGGGTGGTTTGCTGGGTGACTGGTGTTTGTCCGCCTGATGATCCCATCAGAGCACCTTTTCCATTACGAGATGCCTGTCGGCTATCACGCTGCCGACTTGTTCATAGCCTTGCTGTTCAAGAAATCTGCGCCAGCCCGGCCGGACAATCGGCCGGCACTTGATGCATTTCATGTCGCGCAGATACGCTTCCACATCAGTGAGCAGATGCTGCCAGTCGCTGCGCCGCGCCCCGGTCATCCAGATCAATTCGCCAATCAGGCCGCGGCCGTTGTCCTTAACAAAACTGACGCCGAGCAACGCCACCGGCACCGTGTCATTCATGACCAGGACCGGCTGCACCTCGATCCGCGACAACTTGCCGAGCAGATCATCCACCGACCACGGCGAGCGGCTGGCGATGTCCTTGAGAAACGGTGACCACAGATGAAATGTCGCGGTGTAGTATTCCGGCGTGGTCGGGATCGGAACCAGATGCATGTCACAGTTTGATCATGACATTCCAGAACGAGGTTGGCTGCATGACATTGAACGGCGTGGTGCTGCCGGCGTTGCTCGTAGCTGATAACCCCCCCGTGAAGGTAACGACAGTGTTTGACGTACCAGCATCCACAACGTAGGTGGTAGTAACCATCGCAAGCGTGTTCGCAAAAGCGTGCGCATGCTGCACCATTTCGCCCGTGGTCATGGTGTGCCGTTCTTCGCCCACAGTGCTGCCCAGCGCGCGGGTGGTTAACCCGGACCCAGCACCGGCAACACCCAGTGCGCGTCCGAGCTGGCGGGTAAGTTGGATAGCTTTGTTCGAGGCCCAATCGGCCGCCGCACTGGCACCACGGCCGCCCGGTGTCACCGGCGCCCAGGCATCAAGCACGTTGTTCCACAACAGCGTGAACAGGCTGACGCAATCGTCGTTTGCGCGCGTGCTGGCGCTTGACGAACCATTGCCGATGGTGCCGTCATTCATCATCACCCAGCCGCTGTCGGCCACGGCCTTGAGCGTGAGCTTGGCATCGCCGGTGGTGAAGGCGTCGACAATCGTAACGCCTTTGATGTGCGAGGTATCGACCCATTCCGCGCGCTGCCCCGCGACGGGAGTGCCTGACACCAGCACATCACCAGTCCCTGCCCCGGCCGGGCCGGGCGGGCCGACGGCCCCGGTGGGTCCGGCGGGACCATCACGACCGGGTGCTCCGCGGCCGGCAAACTCGGTGATGAAAACAACCCCGGCCGAACCCTTGCCGCCGACCGAACTGCCAACCGTGTTCATGGCAGAACCGCCACTGCCGCCACCGCCATACTTGTGGGCATCGATGCCGTTGATGATCCCCATGCTGGGCGTCTGGATCGGCTCGGCCCCGCCGCCAAAAGCGGAACTGCCGCCGGCCCCGCCCCACGCATAGGTGCCCGCAACCTGGGTGTTGTTGGTGTAGAACCCGGCCTCGCCGGGAATGCCGCCGCCGGTAATGTCGCCGGTGCCGATGGGCCCGCCGGCGCCGCCGAGCGGAACCACGTTGGTGTAGGCCGAACCGCCGCCGCCACCGCCGTTCGCTATGCACAGAGTGCCGACACTTGTGGCCGTGCCAGAAGTTCCGTTGCCAGTGCCAAAGCCACCATTGCCGCCAGTGCCGACCGTGACTGCCTGCGAGCCGCCAACATCGGCCGCCGTTGCCAGCTTGCGCGAATAGCCGCCCGAGGCGCCGCCACCACCGACAAATCCGCGGGTGTCAATCTCGGCACTGGCACCGCCGCCACCGCCACCACCACCGATGCATTCGATGATGCAACATTCCATCAATGGGCTGGGTGTGTAGACGAAGGCACCGGCGGTATCGAAAATCTGCTTGCCGATAATGATGCCGCCGCCACCGTGCAGTTCGTTGTCGATGAATTGCTGCGAGTACAGAAAAATCCAGTTGGTACCGTTGTAGATCAGATCGACATAATCACCTGCGACAAATTCCCCGCCCAGCGCGGCAGTACCATTCGAGGTCTGGACCGAAACATCACCGATGCCGTCCATGTTGAGCGTGAGGCTCGCCGTGTTGGTCAGCCCGCCGCCGACCTTGAGCTTGACCACCAGGCCGGTGGGAACGGCGGTGTAGGTCAGGCCCGAGAGAAACGCTTGCGCGTTCGCGGTGCCGGTGGTGACAATCGAGCCGTTGATCAGATTTCTGTTCTTGGCGTGCGCTGCCATCATGCTGCGCGCGGAATTATTGACCGAGGCGCGAGTTTGTCCCTCAACCCATGTGATCAGACTATCAGCATCACCATTGTCGATGGCGGTGACTGACCAATCCTGAATGTTTTCACCGGGCATGGGTCTACCTCACTCGCCGCGCGTGAATGATGCCGTAGCAGGAAATGGTGGATACTACAGCGGCACTTAGATTGGCGACCAAGTAGTAATTCTGACTGCCGGACAGCGACACTCTGACCGGCGGAAGAGTACAACTCAGCGTCGATCCGGTGTTCGGGGCAGAACTGGCAGTCCTAAATCCGGTAACGTTGTTGAACGTGGCGGAGGTCGTCGAAATGCTCATGGTCAACTGACTGACTGATCCACTCCCGCCCAATTCAATAGATACATTCCCGCAGATATCCCAATCGCCGGCCGTGAGTGCGAGCGGGCTCGCGGTTACGTTGGCGGTTACACCGGCTGAAAGCGCCAGCGGCGAGCCATAGGCCCGCGTCTGCTCCATGCACTCGCCAATCTCGCCCGCCGCCGCGCTGCTGTTGGTCGCAACGCCGGTATACGGGCCGCTGAGATTGGTGACGCCCTTGATCGTGGTGGACGTGACCCATACCGCCCACTGGTTGACAGTAGGCGTGCCGGAATTGCTGACATTACCGCCGCCACCCGCTGTATTGGCCTTGATCTGCCCCGCCGTCGTCCTGTCCCAGGTGACCGTCGCGGTGTCGGTCAGCACCCGCTCACTGGTCAGCGTCGCGTCGGACGTCGAGGTGATGTACTCCGCGCCGACCGGAGCGCCGCCACCTGCCGCCAGCGTGCCGCCAATCGCAACAATGCTGGTTGCTACGCCGGCGCCGCTGTCGCCCTTGCCGTAATAGAGCGTGTCGTCCTGTTCGTTGTAGGCGAGCTCACCATTGGCCAGCGAAGCAGGCGCACCGGCGGCGCCGCCCGCCGCCCGGTGCTTGATACGAATGGCCGGCGGTGTGATAGCCGGCGGAGCAGTCGCAACATCCCAGGATATGAAGCCGCTCGGCACTGTTTGCGTAAAGGCCGAAGCCCCGAAGTTGGCAGTGTAGGTATTAGTGCTGTTTTGCGTGGTGACCGCAGCATAAGCAGCATTGGTCGGGAACAGCGCCGAGATGTTGATCCCGCCGGCATTGGTCGCGGGATTGGCAGTGCCGGAATTATTCCAATTACCGCCGCCGATGCGGAACCAGATGCGCGAATTGACGAGATCGACCGCAATGCAAAGCGGTGCAGTATTGGTGCCTATATTGATGCCGGTATTGGTGCCGTTCACGTAGATGGCACCACTTTGGTAGACCAAGGCGATACCGAGTGCCGTGCTTCCCATGGAGGACAGCACCGCCGCAGACGTAGCAATGCCGCATCCTGCATCCACTCCACCGGTCGCACTCAACCAAGTGACTTCAAAGTAGGCCTTTCCCGAGGTTAGTGAAATTGTCGCGCGCACCCCACCGTCGCTGCCGTTGGTCCCTTGCGCCACCAAGTTGCCGCCCGACAGGGTAATGTTTGCTGATTTGTCGGATGGGTTCCACGTCGTCGCCACTTAGAAAGTCCCCCCGTTTATGATGCAGCCGTCGATCGTTCCTCCCGTGATTGCAACGGCATTGGCATTCTGGATCGCCATGGTTCCAAGCGCAGCCCAAGCAGCATTGCGGCGAGAATAATAATTGCCGTCACTCACCGCATCGGTGAGGTAGCCCTGCGCCTTGACGAAAGCGGTGGTGGCAATGCTCGTATCATTGTCGCCGGTTGCCGGCGTGGGCGCTTGCGGATCACCAGTGAAGGTCGGCGAGGCCAGCGGCGCGTAGAAACTGAGATCCTGCGCTTGGGAGACATACATGATCGTGCGCTGGCCGTTGGGAAGTCCGCCCGGCCCAGAAAAGTAGGATATCGCACAATCAATCCACGTCGTGTTGAGGGAGATCGAGTTGATCTGCAGTTTTATCCATTTGGTAGAGTCGCCCTTGGTCTGCAGGTATATCCGTCCACCAACCGACAGGAACGTCGCCAACAACTGATAAGCATCGACCCCCGGTGCCGAGGTGCCCGAAATGTAGATGCGTGTGGCCAGCGTCTGCGACGCACTGTTGAGCCGGATTTGACCGCCGCCCGGCGGCGAACTGGTATTCGAACTGAAAACAAACTCACCGAGCGGACTGCCGCCACTCGTAACCTCGACCCACGCCGCATCCTTACGGCCGTAGATATTGCCGTCACTCACCGCGTCGCTGAGAGCCCCGATATCGCTCAATACCGTCGCCGGCGCCACGCCTTGGATCGTGGTCGCCGTCACCCACTTGGCATATTGCCCTGACGTGGGCGTACCGGAATTGCTGACATTGCCGCCGCCGGCCGTGGTGCTGGCCTTGGCCTGCCCCGGCGTCGAGAAGTCCCAGGTTATTGACGCCGTGTTGGTTAGTACCCGCTCGGCGGTCAGTGTCGGGTCGGTCGCCGCAGTGATGTACTCGGCATTGGTGGGAGCGCCACCGCCGCCTCCCAGCGAAGTAATGCCGAGCGCGTTTCTTGCAGTGTAGGGATCGCGGGCGGCATCAAAGTCCCGCCGCCACGGGACATCCATTAGGCCACGCTCCCGTCATCCTGCGCGTCCACAACCACGCCCTGCGCATGGGTCCACTTGCTCGAGCGCGGAATGATGTGTCTGAACCGATGCAATCTTGCCGAATTGTAAACCGCCGCCGAGCCGGTGATCTCGATCGGAAATGCATTCGTCCATGTCACCGCATCCTGCAGCCGCTCGCGGCTGCCGTTGTAGATCACGCCCTCGGCACTGTCGGCCAGGGGGTAGACATCGCTCACCAGCGCGCGATTGCCTGGGACCAGGTGTTTCTCGGGACTTTCCAGTGTGGCCTGCAGATTGGGCCCAGCCAGTTCCGACAGATAGCCGTCGGGATTGATGGCCGCCATGCGCGGCCGGCCACCCTGATAGGCAAAGCTGTCCAGCGACCGCGCGGTGCTGTCCAGCAAATGATCCTCGGGCATCTCGGGAGGGAAATCGGTATCAAGGTCCACATCAGTCGAGGACACCGCCGATGTCGCCCACATCTGCGCATTGATTTTCGCACGCGACCAACGCTGATTGGACCAGTTGAAAAGAATAACGCTGTCGTAATACTGGGCCGACGAACTGCTGGAAGCGTGATAGGCCCAGGCGATATACGGCTTTACCGCAGTGATGCCGATCACAATGTTTCTGCGGCCGATATCACTATTGGCCAGGAACCACTCGTTGACCTTCTCGTGTCCGATCGGGATCAGGGTTGCTCCACTCAGGGCATAGAAGCCGTCCTCGGCCAGGAAGTACAACGTGTCGCCGATCGAGGTATAGCCGAATTCCGAGATCGAGCCGCGGTCGTACACCACCTTGGACACCGCGAAGATGAACGTCGTGTCACCGGGCAAGAACTGCAGCAACCGTATGCTTCGGTCCTGGCAGACATAGCCGACCTTGTCACCGGCAACGCCCATCACCGGGCCACCGTCCGGCATTTCCTGCTCGTCGCAAAGATTGATCCCGGGAACCCAGCTAAAGGGATCGTTGATCCCCGACCACATAATCTTGCGGCGGTTGGAAGCGAGCCCGCCCATGATAACAAAGTCGCCGATGGTGCGGACGTTGTGTGCCTTCTCGCCGACTGGGAAATTGGTCAGATCGGCGAAATTCGTATTGGCATCTACGTCACAAAATTGCGGGGTGTCATCGATGTTGACCGCAATCAGATACTTGCCGAACTGCGCGAACGAAAATAGCTCGCCACTTGCCGACGCGCCGAGATTGTAGTCGCCGCCGGTGGTGCGGCTGACATCGACCCAGCCGGTAAGCAGCGTCCAGCGATAAAGCTTCTTGGCCGTCCCGGCATAAACCAGCCACTTTCCATCGGTGGTGCGCGCCGAGGTCAGCCCGACAATCGGGTCGGTGAGCGGCAGCGGCGGCACCACGCTATCGGTAAACGGCACCAGGTCCGGCCACGGCAGATAGGAGTTGATGCCGGGAAACACGTTCTCCACATCGTTGGAAAATTGCGTATCGAGCGTGGCAATGTCAGGCCGCCACTCGCCCCATTCCACCGGCACTTTGGGCATTAGTTCGGCTCCCGCGCAGCCTTGATCGACGCCTGCAGATCGAGAAATTGCCTGGTCGCCGCCGGCGTCTTCGTTCGGATTTCCTCGCCGCTCTTGACCAGAACAACGGACCCGCTGCGATTACCCAGCATGTTCTGCAGCAGTTGCGGAGTGTGATAGATCACCACCAGTTCCTGCCCACTGTCGAGAATGGCTTGCTGCCGCTCGGTCAGCGGCAAAACGCCCATTACCTCGCCGCTATCGTCGTAAATCTTGAACATCAGAAATATTCCGCTGTGCGTACCGAGGGCGAAGTCGCGCCGGTGGTGAGCGCGGATAGCTGGATCAACTCGGCGAACTTCTCGTCGCGCAGTTGCTTGTGCGCTATTGCCGCCTCGCCGTTGCGGCCGAGGATGAATAGCTCGGTCAATACGCCTTCAAGATACAGATCGGGATGCTCGTTGAGCAGCCAGTTGGAATTGGTATCGCTGCCGACGATGGTGGGGATTTTCTGGTAGTAGTGGAATTCATAAGCATCGGCATCGTCGTGCACCGGCCGCGCCCGGAACACCCCGCCCTCGATGGTGAACACGCGGGCGTCGCCGTGGTCGGTTTCGATCCAGGTCGAGCGCAGATAGGCCGGGTGGACGTAATCCAATTCTACAAACGGTGATCGGCCCGACCATTGTACAGTCCGCCACAACAGGTAGTCGGCCGGCAATGCCGTGCTGCCGTCCACGGTCGTGAGCAGGGTCGAGGTTTCCATCTGCCGTACCCGCAGCCGGCGGTTGGCAATGGTTTCAAATTCCTGCGTGGCGCGATCGTAGTTGGCGACAAAGCGCGAATGGAACATGGTGCCGCTGAGCTCGGTCTTGAGCGAACCGTAACTATTGATGATCGGCATTGGGCACTACCTTCCGTGGTCGTCCCGGCCCGCGCTTTACTGGAGGCTCAGTCAACACTGCGATCTGCTCGTTCAGCGGTAGGGCCGGCGGCCCGGCATAGGCAAAGGCGGTAAATGTCGGTTGCTTCGGCGTCGGCACCGAGACAAACACATTGTCCTCGGTCCTGAGTTCGACCCGGAAGGTGCGGTTGTTCCTGGCCTTGCCGATCATGTACGGATCGTCCACCGCCACCGGCACGCCGATCGGAAACTCGATCCCGCACCATTGGACGGCTGGGGGGCAGCCGATTTCGCCGTCCCCCAGCCAGGTCAGATAAACCGGATCGTTCACGGCACCACGAACCGGACCGAGAGCAAGCCGGCGCCAGCCGTGGCCGCAGTGCCGGTCTGCGTGTAGGACGCCGTCACCGTGGTTGCCCGCGACAGCGGGATGGCCGTTGCCGGCAGGGTCGGGACCGCAACACCGAGCGGGCCGATCGCCTGCGCCGACACATAGGCAGTCGTAGAGGTGCCGGTAGGATCGGTGAACCCGACATTGAGGTTGTTGGTCGTCACCGCGTTGAACGCCGTCATGGTGTGAAACGTGATCGCGGTGATCGCGGCATTGGCCGGCAATCCGCCGACGTTGATCGTCGCCGGACTGTCGAAGTTGATCCGAGCCAGCATGGTCTGCTCGACCCGGTAGCCGATGTCCTGGGAAGGAACCGCCGTTTGAAGATTTGCAACCATTGCTGTGTCCCTTTCCTTAATCCGAGGCCGAGGCGAAGAAGCCGGTGACGACGCCCCATTGCTTCAGGGCAGTGCCGGCCTTGGGGTGCTTCTTGTACATCTTTGCAATACCATAGGCCGCCTCGATGCCGACGCCTTTGACGAATTGATAGTCATCCTCCTGCCGGAAGGTCGGCTTCGCCATCTGCGCATAGGCAATGGCCGCCGCCTGCTGGCCGCAGAGGAAGACCGGCTCGACCCTGGCACTGGCCG